CACCAACGACCCAACTGCTCTGGAGCACGTTATTCTCGCACACGGAGAGTTATGGGTGGACGAGGAAATCTACCAGCCCGGATTGACGAACGAAGACATCGCAGACCGCTGCAAGGAGCAAGGACTGACGAAACGAGACCTTATCGTGGCAGATTCGGCAGAGCCTAAGAGCATTCAGGAGATACACAACCAAGGTCTGTGGATAATAGGAAGCACCAAGGGAGCGGACAGTATCAACAACGGCATCGACATCTTGAAGCGTTTCCGCATCAACATAACCAGACGAAGCCACGGCATCATCGGGAACATGCAGCAATACAAGTGGAAGAAGTCAAGGGATGGAGAGACAACGAACCAGCCTATAGACGCATTCAATCACGGCATAGACGCAATACGATACGTAGCCTTAAAGAAGTTATCCGTAGCAAGCCACGGAACGGCTAGGGCTCATGTATTGAGACAATAACTACGACAAAATTATAAAGCGTATGGATAAGAACACTACATTCAAGTACTGGCTGGCAGTTGCTAGGCATACCAGCTACAAAATCGGCAAGCAGTCACGACCAGCGTTTGTCGGGGAGAAACAAGTGCCAGACAATCTCAACCAGCTATCCATCGGGCAGCTGATTGACCTTTCCCAGCTATCCGACAGCGAGGAAAGTCTTTATCAGATAGTGACAACCGTCCTCGGTCTGAGCCACAAGGAAGTGGAGCAGGCTAGGGCGGTTGATGTCGTTATGCTCATCGGCTGGGTAACAGCAGAGGTCGAGCGCATCAACAAGCTCTTCGAGAGCACAGACACAGCGAAGCCAACACGACTGGAGAAGGAGGCAGGCATCGATACCCTGCGCTTCGGTTTGTTCGGCATGCTGGATTGGTATGCAGTGAGGATGGGCATCAGCGACCACGACCAGGTATTGAAGACACCGTGGCTTCGCATCTACAAGTGTATGGAGATGGACAACAAGAGAAGTCTCTACGAGCGGAACCTGCAGAAGTTGCAGGCGGAGGAGATGAAACGTAAATCCAGATAATTATGGCAACAATCAGAGAAACATTGAAGCAGCTGGCAGCAGACACGCTACCGGACTACACCTACCTTTTCGAGGACTGGGACACTGCGGACACCAAGCTGGAGAAGCTGAGCTACCCGGCAATCGTGTGCATCATCCCAGCCAGCGGAACGACAGAGATACGCAACGGCAGGGTTTACGACACCGTGAACGTTGCCCTGGCTTATCTCGACACCGTACCGAGGGGAGCGGAAGGAGAAGACAACGGAGAGTGCATCGACCGAATGAAGGTGGCAGGGGCAAGGATGATACGAGCCATCAACCAGTCGCACCAGTTCGAACCGCTGGAGGGGCAGCAGTACTACGAGACCATCATCGAGCGGCTGAGCACGATCGTGTCGGGCGTAATGTACTCCCTGCAACTGACACAGAGCATAGGAGGGTGTGTTGTATGAGCAAGGGAGGTATTCAATTCGACCCCAAGGCGGCATCGCTGATAATGAGGGAGGAAGTGGAGAGAGCACGGCAGCTTATCATCAACCACATCAGAATCAACGGACAGAACGCATCGGGGCGCACCATAGCGAGCCTAAAGGTGGAGCAGCCCAGCGAGGATGAAACCATCCTTTGGGGACACAAGCCATTCGGAGTACTGGAGACCGGACGAAGGGCAGGAAAGATACCATACGGCTTCCGTGGCATCATCCGCCAGTGGATGAAGGATAAGGGACTGCACGGTACATCTATCCCTTACAAGACCCAGCGACCGCACAAGTACACACCGCAAGAGCGTGGCGATATGAGTATGGCAGGGGCAATCGCCCACACCATCGCCAACAAGGGTTCTAGGCTGCACCGCACTGGCGGCAGAGCTGACGTTTACAGCAACGTTGTGCCCGATACGATGAAGCGGTTGGGGCAGCGACTTATTTTCTTAATCCACCAGTCGGTGGGAAGTATAAAACTAAACAATGAGACGGTATGAGACAGACAGAGAAAAACGGCATCACGATTAAGTATGCGGACGCTGTAGGCTTCGCTTTCCTTCCCTGCATCATCAAGGCGAGCGGCTCGGGCGTTGCGAGCATCGAGACAACCATCAGCAGGGAGACCAGGGCGCACACGTACAGCGTGGAAGCGTTTGCAGATAACTGCATTATGGACTACCGGGAATACGTGCAGGCACTCTTCGATGGAATCAGCTTCGGGAACCTTGACTACACCAGGGAGAGCCAGCAGAGCAAACTCGGGGCAGCGTTCAATATTTCCGTGAAGGTCAAGAACAGCGAGGGGAGCGACATCGCGACATTCAGCTACACGACCTTCTACGTGTGGGGAGCGATGAGGGTAGGCGAGACGTGGAACGGACACAAGAAGCTGACATGGTTCACGCATTTCCCATTCTCCTTTGGTCTTTATCTCAATGCGGCTTCCCAGATACTTGTCGGCTACGAGGGAGCACCAAACAAGTTAGTTAAGCCGGGCATCGCTGGCATCGTGGACATCAATTCCAGTGTTCTGCCAAGCAAGGCGAGGTACTGGAACATCTACGACTACGATGGCAAGATAGAGCAGGGAACGTTCACGGACGTTTTCGACCTTACCTTTGCGATGGCGGTCGGTGGCAAGCAGTCTCTCCTTGCAAGGATAGAAAGAAACGACACAGAGAAGGGCATTTACCTGCGATGGATAGACCGACACGGCTTCTACCGTTACTGGCTATTCACGCAAGGCGATGAGAGCAGGGCGATAAGCAGCGACACCAGCTTCATTCGCAACAACCTCGGAGAGTATGACGATACGATATTCGGCTACCTCGGAGCGAACGGCAGGCGGCAGGGCTACAGCAGGGAGGACACCATACCGCTTTGCGCACCGCTGGTGGACAGCGAGACGTTCGATTTCCTGCAAGACGTGGCAAGCAGCCCGGTCGTTGATATGTACCTCGGTGGCAACAACTGGCAGAGCGTAACAATCAAGGCAGGAACGTACACCAAAACAACAGCAGAGTTGCAGGATTTCGTCTGCAACCTGGTTATTAACAATACACAGATTCAGCAGCTATGACAGACCAGCAACTTTACATCGATGGCATCTTGATGGATATGAGCGAGGAAACGGCAATCACGCTCGACATCAAGAGCAACCTTTTCCGTGACATCACGAAAATGACTGCCAACACCACATACACCATCAACCTACCCAAGACAGCGCACAATATGGCGGTGCTGGAGTTTGCAGGGAAACCGAGCACCAGCAGCAAATACCCCTATATTTTCCACACAGCACGTTATTTCCGCAATGGGCTGGAGATTATCCGCAATGGAAGAGCAAGCGTGCTGAGCGTAAAGGAAACCATCGAAATCTCGATTTATTGGGGTTTGTTCCAGGCACTGACAAGCCTGCAATCGTCTGACTTGAAGTTGAACGAGTTGAATTGCACGAAGTATCTGCGGTTCAACAGATCCAACAGCTACGACACCTACGAGAAGGCGATTTCCGAGGGAGTATTCTATGGAAGCTATGACGCTGCAGCGGTCAAGACATCAAGCGAGGATTGGCAGGGCTATGACCGCAACGTTGGAGGGAATAGCAACACGACATATTCACTCGTTGACGGTAAGATAAGAACAGGAACAGAGGTCGGGAAGTACGTGTCGGGCGAGGTGTTGACCGATGAGACATACTTGTGCGCAATCATACCTTTCGAGGCTGGAATGAGAGCGACCATCAGCAAGGTGCTGGGAAAGGGGGACTATCGAACCTGGGCAATACTCGACACAAACAAGAACATCGTGAGCCTTGCTTCGGATGCAGGAACAACCGAGGCGGAAACCAATCCGACCATACCAGCACCCGACCCGATTTTGCCAGCAACAATAGGTGCAGGCATCCTTTGCGCCAGTGGAGACACGAAAACTGCTATGACGACTATCAGCATCCGATTTGCATTGATGGACGAAGCACCAGCAGGGCAGGTGGAATACGGAAGCTACGACCCTGCAACCGGGTTTACGGAAGCCTGGGGAGTGGAAGACATACCAGCAGACAAGGGTGGAACAGAAATCACGGTGAACGTAACCAGGTATAAGCAGGCTGGAAGGCTCGTTTACGTTAAGCCATCAAAGAGCGGAATGCTCTACTGGATAGCAGGCGAAGCTTCGGAAAGCAACTACTACGTATCGGGCGGAACACAATACAAGACATCGAGATTCGCACCATACAGCGTGAAGTACACCAGCGAGAGTGAGCCAATCGATATAGACCTTCAAGCACCAGCCACGGCAGAGTGGCTGGTCATCAACGCAATCAAGGAATACAGCACTGGAACGACCATTCGAGTTAAGAGCGAGACTGAGAGCCGGGCGAGAGCCAGCAGCAGGGAAGTACAGACTTCTTCGAGCGGAGGCGGTTCGTTTGGCGGAGGTGGCTCTTTTGGTTATGCTGACAAGGGAGCAATCCAGCCAAGCGTGACGGCACAATATATCCTAGACCTTATCACGGCACAGACCGGGGTTGCATTCGGATGGAGCAGCCAGGCGAAAGAAACCATCAAGGGGCTTGCTGTCCCATTAATTACGAGAAAGGCAGATGCACAGACGGTCGTAGGCAGCTTTGAGGGTACTTTCATCGCAACAACGAACCTCGGCATTCTTGAATTCCAGCCAACGAGCCTATCGGAGGTCTTCGATGGACTGGAACTTGCGAACAGATACAGCCAGCTGAAAGTAAAGATTGCCTGCACGATGATTTTCGATGTTCAGATAAACTGGTCGTGGGACGCATCAAATGCACGCCCGAATGGGTATGTCGGCAGTTCTTACGAAGGCTCTACAGAACATAACGGAGTATATCAGTACGAGCCTTGCTACGTTGAAATCAAGGTTGTATCAAAGCATACGAGCGACCAGGAGGAAAGTGAGTACACAAAGACATACATCGCAGGCAAGGAGATAGACGAAGATGACGCTTCTTCTAGAAGGTATATTACAGATTACGACTCTGACAAGGTAAACGGACGGTTCATACACCTTGCAGCAGGACGAGGGGAGATTCAACTTGAAGAGGGTGACATCGTGACCTTCGAGTTCAAACACTACGGTAAGGGGGTCTTGAGAGGGTTGCGTGGGTACAACGGACGCATTTCTGCAAGCATCAGTCAGAGCGATGAAGTACCCTACGGAGGAAATTTCCCTATCGGCAAGAACCTGCCAGACATCAAGGTGACGGATTTTCTGAAGTGTATCTGCATTCTGACATCAACGTTCCCAAGCCAGCGATTCACCGATGGCAGACTTGCGTTTGCGGACATCGTGAGGCTATGGGAAGACAAGGCGCAAGCGGTTGACTGGACGAAGAAGCTCATTCCAAGCGAAGCCTGCAACCATCCAAGGCAGACCGATTTCAGCGTAGAGGACTACTGCCAGCATAACATCTACAAGTGGAAGGAAGACGACACCGTCTTTCGGAAGCACGATGCGGATATGGAGATAGACAACAAGACGCTGGAATATACGCAGGACGTTTGTACGCTGCCATTCGCAGCCACGGACGGAAACCGCATACCGATATACGAGTGGGAGAGTACGCAACGCACCTTTGGTAGGACCACGCTAACAGTACAGACTGCCACCAAGTACAAGGCGTGCAAAGACCGAATCGTGAATCTTACAAAGGACGATGCCGGCTATGCAGCATTGGCTTTCAACATCGACCTGCAAGGTATCTTCGACAGCAAGCTGGAAAAGTTGAGAAAGACGGTGGCGAATCCACATCAGATAACGGAGCGGTTCAACCTTTCCGATTTGGAGATACTGAACTTTGATGAAACGAAGCCAGTGTACCTTGCCCAGTACGGAGCGTATTTTGCTGTTCTCGAAATCAAAACAACAAACAGCGGATATTGCGAGGTTACAATGATAGAGTTGAACAACTAAAAAGAACGAACTATGGTAAGTGAAGACAAACAGCAGATACTTGACATCAAGGTCAAGTACGAGGATGCAATCTATGGCATCATCAGATACAAGGAGAAGATTGACCAGCTAAAGCAATCCATCAAGGACTTGCAGCAGCAGGAAAAAGACAAGACCATTACGACCAACGAGATGAAGGTGCAGACGGAAGCCATCAACGCAACCATCAAGGAGTACCAGTACAACGTGCGCACTTTGCGGAAGGAGATACAGAACAACGTGCGCACAGAGAACGAGCAGGAAGGCAGCTTGAAGCAGCTGCGTGCCCAGCTTTCAAATGCCACCAAGGCTTACGATGAGATGAGCCGTGCCGAGCGTGATAGTTCCAAGGGTCAGGAGATGCAGGAACATATCCAAGACTTGATAGAGGAGCTGAAAGAGGCTGAGGAGGCTACTGGAAGATTTCAGCGCAGTGTCGGCAGCTATTACGATTCCATGATGAAGGCGGCTGACGACCTACAGAACACCGAGTTTTTCGGTTTTGATGTTGTTGATGATACTGGAATCGGAAAGGTCATGGAAATGGGAAAGTCCGTGGAAGACCTAAGGGTAAAGTTTGGTGCGTTGAAAAATACGGCTCTTTCCTTATTGACCAACCCTTATTTCCTCGCCATGGCAGGTGTGGCAGGTGTCGGGATGGCATTCAAGTGGTGGTATGACTACAACAAGGGCATAGAGGAAGCCACACGCAAGACCATGCAGTTCACTGGGCTTTTCGGTGACGAAATGAAATCAGTGAGAAATCAAGCCTTGGCAATCAGCGAGACGTTTGACGTGGATTTTGGCGAAACCTTGCAATCCGCAAATGTAATGAGCAAGCAGTTTGGCATCAGTGTATCAGAATCGCTAAAGCTCTTGCAAGATGGCTTTGTGGCTGGTGCGAATGCTAGTGATGAGTTCCTAGAGAACGTGAAGGAATACCCAACGTACCTGAAGGAGGCTGGATTGAATGCGGAGCAATTCGTGGCAATTTCAACCAACGCCACCAAGCAGGGAATATTCTCTGATAAGGGTCTTGACACCATCAAGGAGGGTAATCTTAGACTTCGAGAGATGACTACCGCAACAGCAGCCGCATTGGATGGCATAGGTATATCAAGCGAGAAAGTTCAGAAAGAACTGCAAAACGGTAGCAAGACCACATTCGACATCATGCAGGAGGTCGGTAACAAGCTAAAGGAGTTCCCTGCTTCATCAGCCAAGGTAGGAACAGCCATCGCAGATATATTTGGAGGTCCTGGCGAGGATGCAGGACTAAAGTACATCGAGACCCTCGGAGACATTGAGATGAACATGGATAAGGTCAAGGAACAATCCAGTGATGTTGCCAAGGCTCAGGAAAAGCAGGTGGAAGCCAACAAGCGTTTGAAGGATACCGCAAGTGCACTCTTTGACGTTACTGGTGGCGGCTTTGAAATGATGAAGGCTCAGACGACAACATTCGTGAGCAACCATCTAACGAAACTATTGAGGGCGATTATCAACCTTTATAACCAAAGCGTGGCATTTAGGGGATTGATTCAGTTGATAGGCTTTGCGTTTAAGTCTGTCGGGCAGGTTGCCTTGGTTGCCTTCAATATCATCATAGATGCCATTAAGCTTGTTGCAAGACCAGTGAGGGGACTGTTGCAGATGTTTGAGGGCTTTTTCTCCTTTGACGTGAAGAAGATGCGAGACGGTTTCAACTCCATCTTTTCGGGTCTTGGCAATACCGTGAAGGAGGCTTGGGGAGACTTGAAGAAATTCGGCAGCGGAATGGCTAATGCTATCGTGGGTGGCATGAAGAATACTTTTAACCATGCTAACATCAAGATACCAGTCAGCGCAGATGCGCCATCCATGGCGACCGCCACAACCGACAAAACAAAGCTCAAGGACGGCACTAATATCGCCAGCACTACCCCTAAGACCAAGAAGGAGAAGGCAGCAGCCGACAAGGCGGCAAAGGAGGAAGCCGAGCGCAGGAAGAAGCAGGAGAAGGAATTGCAGGAAGCGATTGCGCTTATACAGAACAAGTACAACGAGCAAGTAATGGACGCAAAGAAGCGATACCTCGCAGGCATGTACGACAACGAGCGAGACTACAGCAACGACCTGGATCAGCTGGAGAAGGATATGGTGGCAAGGAGCATTGATGCATACGTGGCGGCAGGGCAAATCGGAGCGGAAAAGGCGCAAGAAATGCAGGCAAAGCTGCTCGACATAATGATAAAAGCAAAAGCGGACTTGAAGAACCAAGCAAAAGAGATTGTGGACGAACTCAACAAGGAGTTCGAGGATGCGGAGAAGAAGCGCAGGGATGCGGACATTATGAACGGTGGCACTGGAGAGGAAGACGATGCAGCCAAGCTGGAGAGATACAAGGCTTTCCTGGAGCAGAAGCTAGCAATGACCCAAGAGAATGTTGAAGCGCAGAAGCAGCTACAGCAGGAACTGCACGATACGACTTTGCAGTTGCAAGCTGACGAAAACAAAAACAAGCAACAGAAACTTCAAGAGCAGAACCAAATGATAGCCGATTATATCGGGGCAATCGGTGATGGGTTGGCTGCGTTTTTCGAGAGCCAGGATCTGACTTTTCATAATTTCCTCAAAACCATGCTGACAACCTACCTAGATGCGATAGAGAAGCAGATAACTACGTCTTATGCAGCTATTCTTGCAGATAGTATTCTTTATGGCGGATGGGCAGGAGTTGCAAGTGCAGCAGCCAAGCTTGCTTTAATCAAGGCAGCTTTTGCAGCAGCCAAGGCAGCAGTCAAGGGATTCTCCACTGGTGGCTACATCCAAGGCTCGGGCACTGGAACGAGCGACAGCATCCCGGCAAGGCTCTCCAATGGCGAGAGCGTAATGACCGCCAAGGCGACATCGATGTTCAGTCCGATATTATCCGCATTCAACCAGCTTGGAGGCGGTGTGCCTATCGTGGTAAACAACGGCGGCAGCAATATCGGTATGGATATGCTGGCGGCAGCGGTTGCTAGAGGGTATCAGATGGCTCCCCAGCCAGTAGTGAGCGTGGAAGAGATAAACCGCACCCAGCGGAGAGTGCAGACGATAGAGAATATCGGCAGGCTCTAACGGTGTTGTTATTTCAACAAGATTTGCGTTCAGAGCGGTTTTTGGTCGAAGGTGGTAAAGTTATACGCCCAAGGCAGTAAAAGCCGCTTAGAGCGCAAATTTTCGGCTTGTTTAGGAAAATTAACTGTTTAGTAGATAAACATATTGAAAATTATCGTATCTTTGCAGCGTTTTAAAACTTAAAAATAACGTTTCAATGGCAAAACTCAGAATATACAACGACATCGATAGCCAAGACAACAAGTTTTGGTATCAATGGTTTGGTGGTGACTGCGTGTGTTTTCAAGATATAGATGCTTTTGCGGCAAGCATACCGAAGGATGATGATACCATCGATATGCGTATCTTCTGCAATGGCGGCTCGGTTGTCGAAGGCTGGGCAATCTACGACAGACTGCGACAGAGCGGCAAGAAGATAACCTGCACCATTGAGGGCAAGGCTGCTAGTATGGCAACAATCATTATGCTGGCAGCACCAAAGGAGAGCCGCAAGGCATACGAGAACGCTGCCTTTCTCCTGCACAATCCGTGGATTCCTGGCTGGTGTCTGGGCGACCAGCTGAACGCAAAGGACTTGAAGAACCAGGGCGAGGAAATGCAGATGTGGCAGGACAAGATGGTGGACGCATACGTAGAGCGGTGCGGGTGCGACCGGGAAGAGATTCAAGCCTTGATGGATAAGGACATCTTCATCAGCACCAGCGAGGCTTTGCGCCTAGGTCTTATAAGCAGTACCGTTGCACCAATCAGCGCAAGCGCATCGAAGCGCAACATAGAGCAATTCATTAATACAAAACAACAAAATCCAAAAGCAATGGAGAAGAAAACAGAAGTAAAGGCTTCTCTCCTCGACAAGATTCTCGCAAAGTTTGGCGTGAAGACACTGGAGGAAGCAGAGCAGGCTTTGGCAGAGCCACAAGCCAATGTAGAGCCACAAGCCAAGGTAGAGCCAAAGGCAATGGAACTCAACACAGCGGACGGACAGACACTGACCGTTGAGCGAGAAGAGGGAGATCCGCAAGTTGGCGACAAGGCAAGTCCGGACGGAACGTTTGAAATGCCCGATGGCAAGACAATCGTTGTCGAGGATGGTGTAATCACCGACATTAAGACCGCAGACGACACCGACAATGAGGGTGGTGAAGGCGGTGAGGGCGGCAGCGCATCAAGCACCGACAACGACACCGTAGCCAAGTTGCAGCAGCAGGTAGCAGCACTCAAGCAGCAGTTGAGTGACACCAAGGCACAGCTGGCAAGCGCACAGAAACTTGCGAAGAGCAAGGAAGATATGCGCATCTTGAATGCAGTGAAGATGGCAGGCGGTGCGGAGAAGGTGCTGGCAGGCTACAGCAGCCACTACCAGCCAGCACAGCGACAGCCAAGCGGCAAGGGCGCAGGAGAGCAGGTGGACGTTAAGGCGGACGCAAAGACTATCAGCGAGAAGGTAAAGGCTTATCGTTTCAATAAGCGACCAAGCAAGGACTAAAACGTTGTAAGAAATCAAGTAAAAAACAAATTAGATAGTTATAAATTATGAGTAATACTTTTGATGTAAAGCAGTTCGAGAACTTTGTCCTCGAACCCGAAAATCTGAAGACCATCAAGGATGCCGTTCAGGAGACATTCTACAAGGATGAGGACATTGCGGATTTCGTCACCATCACTAAGGTCAAGGACGGAGACCCTATCGCCATCATTGGTGAGATGGAGATGGTCGGCAAGGCTGGCAGCGGTTGCGACCCAACGTATGACGAGAAGGGCATCGCCAACAAATTGGAGCGCTGGAAGCTTGGCGACTGGCAAGTACCAATCAAGATTTGCTATGATTCGCTGAAAGGCTCAATCGCTGAGTACAGCTTGAAGACCGGCACAGACATTGGAGACCTCACCAGCACAGACTTCATGGTAATCTACACCGATGCACTGGAGCGTGCTATGAAGCAGATGGTTTGGCGCTTCGGCTGGTTTGGTGCTGAGGATGCGCAGACTGTTTCCGAGGGCGGCAAGCTGACCGATGGCTTGAAGAAGGAGTACTTTACCACTTGCGATGGTCTCTTCAAGAAAATTTTCGCAGCTACAGCCACAAAGAACCGCACCGAGATTGCAGCCAACAAGGAAACCACGATGGCGGAGCAGATTGCGGCAATCCGCAAGCAGGGTGTGGCAACCGACCTTGTAGACAATATGCTTATGAACGTGGATTCACGCATCATCGATGACCCGAACGCTGTGCTTCTTATGACACGCTCGCTGGCTGACGCATTGACTTACGACACCAAGAAGACTTACCACGACATTATGCCTTGGGAGAAGGTCTTCGATGGCTTCCAAACATCGACCTACAACGGCATTAAAATTGCCAGTGTCAGCATTTGGGACAGAATGATTAAGGGCTATGAGAAAGGCGCTACAGCGTACAACCTTCCTCATCGTATGGTCTTCTGTAACCCTAAGCAGCTGATGGTCGGCACACCGCAGGATTCGCTCATTAGTGAGCTGGATGCTTGGTTCGACCACAAGGAGCGTAGAAACTATATCTATTCAACTGGTAAGATTGGCACGGCTCTCCTCGAAGAGAATATGATCCACGCAGCTTACTAATCGCTCCATATCTTCATCAAGTATTAAGTTTCAAATCCTCAACACCCACAAAACGGTGTTGGGGATATAACAATTTTAAAACGAATTAATATGACAAAAACTTGCGAGAGCCTTATCGCCCAGGACATCATCACCCCTTGCGAAGATCAGGTAACAAAGGGATTGGAGGGCGATGGACTTATCATCAACCGAGACGACATTGACTTTGCCAAGTCCGTTGTCGTGGGTAATATAATTAGCGCATTGGTCTTGAAGACTGGCAAGAAAGCATACGCTATCCGGCAGGAAGGCAGCAAGCCATACACTGGAACCAAGACCGAGCTGATCGTTGGCACGTATCGCAACAGCTGGAAGAATACCGTAGCAGTCGTGGTATTGGCAAACACACCTGACGCTTGCGCAAATATCATTGACGGACTGGCGAACGGAAAGTTCGTTATCATCCTGCGCAACCTTTCGAAGGGAGCGGACGGAAAGGCAGAGTACCAGGTATTTGGATATGCGCAGGCACTGAAGGCAAGTGCTGGAGAAAACGACAAGTACTCAGACGACACCGAGGGCGGCTGGCTTATCACGCTGGAAGAGGAGAGCGTACCGAAGGCAGCTTATTTCTTCTTTGATACAGACAGCGAGACAACGGCAGCCAAGTACGCCAGTCTGACAACAGAAGCCGTAGGAGGTTAAGCTATGACCTACGAGGAAGCAATAGCCAAGGTCGGAGAGTTGAAGGAACGGTATGACAGTCCCTTTGACGCATCCGACAAGGCAGTTATCGAAACTCTATATTTCGAGGTAACACGGAAGCGGTTTGTACCGACAACCTGCCAGCAGTGTTACAACGATGCTTTGATTGAAATTTATCTAAAACTCAAAAAAGAAAAGGCTATGCCAAAGCAATGTAATTACGTAATGAAGGCAGGCTTCATCATTTCCTGCCCCGATTTCTATAATGGTAAGATTTTCACAAACGAGAACCTGACCGACAAGGTAGCGCACGAATATCTGACGAAGTACCCACAGATGGAGAAATACTTCCAGAAGATACCCAGCGAGGAACTCATCGAGAACAAACAGCAGCCAGCAGGTAGCGACAAGAAGAAAGACCTCGACCAAGCCGAAAAAGCAGGCAAGGAAGAGTAATAAAACAACAGGTAAAACGACACAAGCAAGATGAACGTAAAGACAGTTAAGAAGCCGAAGCGAAGAATTGATATTGGCTACGTGAGCCGATTCAAGATGCAGGCATACGGATATGATAATCTATATCCGCAGAACCTCGCACGCATCACGGAAGCCAGCGGAACGGCAATGCTATGCCTTAACCGCTACGCCCGATTCATTGAGGGCTACGGCTTCGACAGCGATGTTATCGCAGCGTTAGCGATGAACCAGCAAGGGGACACGGCAGACGATTTGCTTCGGAACGTATCGGGCGACCTTGCGAGGTTTGGAGGCTTCGCCCTTCACGTGAACTACAACGTTCTCGGGCAGGTGTCGAGCGTGAGCCACGTACCATTTGAAAATTGCCGACTGGAAGAGACGGACGACAAGGGGAACGTGGCGCACGTCTTGCTGCACCCCGACTGGGAGCAGAAGAAAACGAGGAACGGAAAGCGGTTGATGGTGAACGAGAAGACCATTGAGCGCATTAACGTCTTCAACCCCAACCCCGACATCGTTCTTGAACAGATTGAGAACGCTGGCGGCATCGACAGCTACAAGGGACAGATTCTGTGGCAGAGCCTAGACGGACAGTTTATCTATCCTACAGCCAGCTACGATTCTGCCATCACGGAAATCTCAACAGATGAAGGTCTGGGCAACGTGAAGATGCGAAACGTCCGCAACAACTTCCTCGTATCGTGTATGCTCGTAACCAAGAAGGGCGTGCCTAAGTTCAACGAGAAAGGCGAAGAGGTGGAGAGCGGACAGATGATTTCCGATGAAGACCTTTTGCAGTTCCAGGGGGACGAGAACACAGCGAAGATTCTTGCGGTCGAGGTTGAGAACGAGGAAGACGAACCGAAGGTTGTTGCTTTCCCAACGAAGAACTTCGACAAGGAGTTTTCCGTGACTGACAGCAGCGTTATCGAGCGCATCTACGCACAGTTTCATCAAGAACTCTTCTACTCCATCCGTATTGGAAAGCTGGGATTCAGCGGACAAGTGATGCAGGATGCCTACGAGTACTATGCTGGAGAGGTAACGACAGAGCAGCGATTCATCGAGCGAGCCTTCAAGAAGATTTTCAAGAACTGGCACGATCCAGCTATTCTGAACCTAGAACCAAAGCTTCAGCCGTTGAAGTATATCAGCAGCGAGGCGGCAGGGAATAATACGATAGATTAATTGATTGAGCCTATGGGAGAACCGACAAGAAAGCAACTTATCACGGTAGGACAGTTCCGGGAACTGGCACGACCGACCAGCGCACACCTAGATGAGGATGAAGCGAACGCATACATTCGTGAATGCGAGGACACGAACATCATACCAGCCATCGGGTGGGAACGTTTCAAGGCAGCGACCGGGCAGGGAGAGTGGGGTGATTCAGTATTGCCCGATTTCCAGCCTTCGGTCTTCCTGGACGGTGGAGAATACACCACCAAGAAGGGCGATTGCAGCCAAGGCAAAACCAAGGTGCAGAAGTACACTAGCGGAATACGCAAGGCACTCGCTTATTTCACGTATGCGAGGTTTTTCCGTGCCGATGGTACAATTATAAGCCGAGCTGGTGTAATGCGCCACAGAGACGATTATTCGGACCACGTTCAAGATGTATCGAGCAACAAGCAGTACAACGACATCTTGGATATGGCAGAAAGATATTTATCAGATGCACTCGAATACCTCAAGGCATTCACCCCGAAAGGGGAGGTAAAGCCACAGCGAGGAACGAGGGCACACATTCACGCAATAGGAGATTAATTATGGCAACAATAGACGAAATTAAACAGCAGGCGGAAGCGGTCAAGAACGCTACGAAGGTGGGCGAGAACACAGCCATGAGGGTAGGCGGTGCTCTCGCTGGTCTTGCGGATATAGCCAAGCAGCAGGACACCGAGCTTGGCAAGAAGGCAGATAAGGAGACTGTTAACACTGCACTTGACAAGAAGGCAGATAAGGAGACTGTTAACACTGCACTTGACAAGAAGGCAGATAAGGAGACTGTTAACACTGCACTTGACAAGAAGGCAGATACTACTGATGTTAATACAAGGTTTACAGAAGAGAAGAAGCGTCTTGATGCCGAACTTGCCAAGAAGTTCGACAAGGAAAATGTTTCCCAAGAATCTGGTGAGTCTGAGGACAAGGTAATGAGCCAGAAAGCCGTAAGCAATAAACTCAGTGATTTAACAAGTAATGATTTTGTATCATCATTGGCAAAAGATGGAGACACACTCGAATATATAGAAAAAGTACCGAATAAACTTTTATCAGAGTCTGGTATATCTAATGGAGATACTATTATTTACTCGTATGATTTAACCGAATTAGAAGGAAAAATCATTAAGATTAACGTATCTTCAAATAATTCGTCATGCTATGGATATATCGTAACAAATATTGCTTCAAGCAATATAGTTCAAGATTCTTCTTCAATCTATAGCAATATTGTCAAATCAGATAGTATTCATACATCTCCTTTTAATAATGAAGAATCAAGTATACTTGTTACTTCAAGTATGAAAACTTTACTGTTGGGCGGTAACATTCCACCTGTTGTTAAAGTCTTTAATAGTGCGGATTTAATATCTTATCATAATGGCAAATTACCGAGTGTTACTAATGTTGACGATGCATTGAACACTATGCAAAATGTTATTGAAACAATAACAACAGACATTTACGGTGGTGAGAAGGATATTGTAAAGAAGTCATATACCTCAGAATCAAATTCCGTGAATATCCCTATTGACGGTACTATAGTCAAGTATGGTGATACCATCACTCTCAAACTCTCTGAGCCTATATCTGCTACCTATATAATTCAGACGAGAACAGAAGATAGTTCCATTGGGGAGAAATCTGTGCAGTTTACCGATGGTTATGCAACGTATGGTGTAACTGCAAATATAGCTGCTAAATCCCTCAAAATTGCTAATTGCAACAAGGATGCAAGTATTGTTGAGAAGGTAAAGAAAGAAAGCATTGATGATAATATTGCTGCTTTGAAGAAGAATGTGGAAACCATAGAAAATAGGACAGATGTCATAAAAGATAACATTGATGGTAAGGATTTACACCTTAATTCATACATTGCTGACGGTACTTATATAGATATTAAGATAGAATCTCCATTTGTATATGGTGGCACTTATAGATTCCAATCTGATTATTTTGAAAATAAGGTAATAAAATACTCTTACAGAAATAGTGAGCTTTCTTCTATAAGTGAAGGAAATGTCCAAGCATCCAATGGATATATTGCCATTACTATAACACAAAATCCTAATGCCAAATATTTGCGTTTTCCTAACGTACCTAAAGGTACAAAAATAGATTATGTATCTAAAGAAAGTACAGTTGGGTACCGATTAGAAAAAGTTGAAAAAGCTATAGATAATATAGATAAAGTAATTAAGCATAATAGCATTAAATACGGTTCTGAATTAAAGGCTGTAAAAACTCAACCAGGTGAAATTTATGAGAACTGTGTGTTCATGGTGCCTAGTGTTATAGTTTCAGAAAATGTAACTTTCAGAAAATGTGATTTCGTGAACTGTGTTGTTACTCCTTCGGAATCAGTAACCAAAGATATGATAGTTGAACATTGCAATTTCATTGGTTCAAATGCTAGACTTCAAATGAAATTTCTAGAGAATTGTCAAATCTTATATAATGACTTTAAGATTTCAGATTCTGCATATCCTGATGCTGCTCCAAAAACAAAGGGAGAGAATAGTAGGAATATATTCGTTCATTCAATCAATAACACCAAAATTATTGGTAATAGAATCAGAATTGGACGAACCGGAATATGTGTTCTCGGTTTCAAGGAAGATGTATTATATGAGGGAAATTTGTCTAGCTGCAATAATGTCATATCAGGCAACCAGATAGATGGAATTGGAGAGGAACACATATCTTTTGATGGTGGTGTGTTGTATGATGTTGCAAAAATAACCAGCTTTGACAGCATTGACTTCGTAGAAGAAGATACTGGGCAAGGTCAGGAGAATAATACAGAAAATACATCTATGACTAAAATAGTAGCCAAGATTACTTGCTCTCTGAAAGATATTGTTGCAGGAACATCATCAAACTGCCCAAGTGACAATAGATTCCTGAAAAATTACAGTCATTTAGGAAATGGTTCTTTTCATATAGTCAATGAAAGAAATGGTTTGCATTCCGCAGTAGATAGCTTTGAGATTGTTGGCACAATAAAAGAAGACGGAGACTACAGATATGCTTCTGAAGGAACCTATAAAATCTCATTCAGAATGCCTACAATTTACAACTATAAAAGGCAAATGTCTGAGGATGCAAAAGCGAAAATGATAGCTAAATTTAAGGAGCATTTTGCTGTAGATGATGAGGTTGTCATTGCTTCAATGCAGAATTATAACGTCATTTCCAATAACGTTATTAACGGAATAGGAACAGATTGTGTTACAGATATAGATACCCAAGGTGGTATTGTCTTATATTCTTTCTGTTTCCACAATGTGGTTACTGGCAATGTTCTCCATCAGAAGAGAATATGGGCGCAGGGATGGCATTCATTTAATTACCATTCTAAAGTAAAGATGCAATGTGACAATGTCATATCCAACAATACGCTTGACAATACAAGTATTTCGTTCGTTTACCATACGCTTAACACTCCAACGGATTACAAGATGAATAAGCGAAACAGAATTGTAAATAATGTCGTTACTGGAGTGAATGATGTGGCAAGTATTCAAATCGCCAACACAGAAGATACTTATCTTTGTGGAAATATAGCAAATTCATACAGAATCAAGAACAATGACAAGCTAAAAATGGTTGCAAATTCACTTTCTGGATTGGGGATGGGTGAAGGTTACATGACTAATAATACTAATACTGTAAAAGATGAAACAAATCAGGTACAGTAAAATAAAGAACTATTAAGTCGCTGACTTTAGAAATTAAAAATAAGACAATATGAAAAAGAAACAATTACACGAAGCACTGGCTGTGCTTCTTACTAAATTATCATCGGCAAGGGACAATCCCTTGCTGATGGATAACTACGTGACAAAAGCGTTACGCACGGTTCTTTTGGAGTTCAAGGAATCGGGCGAGCTTCACGAAGCATACAAGGAGCAGATACAATCCACTTTGGAGAGTGACAACCCCTGGATAACTATGATGATGAAGTCAATGGGCGCAGATTCTTCTATTAAGAAGGATATGACCGATGAAGTCATTGACGGAATGATTGATTCTATGTTAGGGAACGATTAAAACATTTTTATATATGAATGACAAGGAGAAAGAACTATGGCGAGTTATAGACAACGTAATCAAGTGCTGCGCTATTGAACTTAAGAACGGAGAGTTGAGCATTACGAGAGAAGACGTTCTCGGCAAGTCGAGAGCAGAAAACCTCGTAATGACACGATGTATGGTCGCTGAGCAGATGATACACGCAGGCTTCAGCATTACGACCATTGCGACCGTATTAAACCGCACCGTTCCAGCAGTGAGACATCTTTGCAAGATGGCTTACACTTATCTCGGCACGTCTCGAGTTTATCGACTTGCCACGGCACAAGCGACCCTTCTAAACAAGGACGTTGAGCCGATTTGTATTTAAGAAACAAAAAGAAAATAACCAAAAGCGTTCTTTGACAATAATTCGATAAATACCAGTGTACTAACTTTTTGGAGTGAGCCAAAAATCAGAGTATCTTTGCAGCGGATTCCAATATTTGGCTTCCACGACATAATTAACTCAAAATTTTATGGCAGACACAATCGAAAAAGTTTATTGCACTGGGGACGGTGGCAATGACAACCTGGCGGCAGCTTTGCTCGCTAGAGGTAGAGACAATGATCCAGCGACTATGCTGGCAGCAATGAACGGTGGTATGGGCAACTGGATGAATAACCCGTTTGCCTATATGATGATGATGGCTTGGATGCGAGACTGGAATAACCGTGGCGGCAATTTGCAGGACACGGAATTGCAGAATCAGATTGCGAGCCTTCGCACACAGATGCAGGACGGCAATAATACGGCTCTCCTGATGGACGCAGTGAAGGGCAACAGCGTTGCTCTTGGTCAGCTGGCGCAGAATCTTAACTGCGATATGAACCAGCTGCAGAATGCAGTCTGTGGCGTGCAGGCAGCAATCCAAGATGTAGGCGGCAAGGTTGGTCTCAGCGCAGAGCGAGTAATCAACGCAGCGAACCTAGGAAACCTCAACATCATCCAGCAGTTGAAGGACTGTTGCTGCACCACACAGCAGAACATCATCAAGATGGGCTACGAGAACCAGCTGGGGCAGAAGGAGATCATCAACGCAATGCAGCAGGGATTCTGTTACACCAATACTGGGCTGGAGCGAGGTTTCAGTAGCATTAGCAACCTCATCCAGACGGTCGCTTGCGACTTGAAGAACTCGGGCAAGGACAACACCCAGCGCATCGTTGATGTTCTCAACAACCACTGGCAGCAGGATTTGCAGCAGAGGTACAACGATGCACGCCTGGAGTTGAGCCAGCAGAGACAGAACGCTGAACTTATTGCAGCGTTGAAGACCACCACAACCACCACTGGAGCGTAGTAGGTCTAAACAAAATCTATCAAGGGGCAACTCGCTGTTCTATCAGTGAGACCCCTTTTTTGCCTATTTATCGAATTATCTAAAAAGAGCGCATTATGGAATTCAAAAATATTCAGAGAAATCACCCGGTCTATCTGCTAGACAAGCAGACGGTGGAAGTTAAGGAAGGCAAGGTCGTAGACAACCAGCCGCACATCAACACTGGCATCGCAACCATTTCCAGCAGCGGACAGCCAATGCGAGACGTAACAATCGAGGTGGAGGGAAAGCAGACCATCTACACCATCCCCGAACACCTCGGAGTTACCTTTGCAGGCGAAACCGTACTGGCAACCGACAAGGCAGACCTTTTGCCCGAAGTTGGGAAATTGGTAAATGAAGCCGATGAGATAATCAAGGCATACGAGCCAAGCAAGGAGCGGAAAGCCAAGGGCGAAGAACTTCTTGCAGCTTTGAACCCGGCAATCAAGGAGAAGCAGGAAACCGAAAAGCGTTTCAAGGCACTTGAGGGCGATATAAGCGGCATTCGTGGTATGGTCAAGCAATTACTCGACAAGCTAGGATAGGAGGGCGCACAATGAAGAAAATCATCGTTTTGCGCCATTCTTGCGATAGCGAGGAAGAGCGACACCAGCACCAAGAGAGCGACATCATCCACAGCTTGCCATACGAGAAGGCAGCAAAGGCTTTGATGGGAGCCAGTGGGTACGTGGCATATGTTGCCAAGCACGGCTACCACTTCACGAAGCAGCTAGCTATCAAGGCTAGCGAGCAGATGAAGAACGTAGATGGAACGAGCCACCGATGGACTGTTGACGAAATCCGGTTGGCGACAAACAACGAGATAATCTCCAAGGGCACGACCATCGGGGATATTCTCTATTTGGCAAATATGGCTTATGCGGACTTCTATCCAAAGGTAATCAAGACCGAGAGCGACTGCGTACAGTATGCTATTGCCGTAGCCAGTGATCCAGACGGATACGAGGGTATGGCATTCTGCAGGTGGACGGCAGACATCATCGGAAAGGGTGTGACCATCGACTGGGAGAAATTGGAATAAACCCAAAAAAATAAATTGATATGAGCGAAGTATTTCACGATTTTCAGGTGCACCATCTATATCTGTGCGCCCTAGTAATTTTTATCTGTTTCGCTACAATTCTTATAGCGATGACAATTGACTTGATAGCAGGCATACAGAAGGCGAAGGAACTGCATGTTACAAGAACGTCAACCGGCTTGAAGAAGACGTGCGACAAGGCAAAGAAGTATTTCCCGACATTCGGTATTGCTTCGCTTATGGACGTGGCTACGTGTATTATCTCTCCCTTCCCTATGTTCTCCATCGCATGGACGGTGTATCTGCTTTTGTGCGAGTTTCAGAGCATCCGGGAGAAGGCATACGAGAAGGCAGAGATACGCAAGCAAGACCGCACGATGCAGGTGATTCTCGAAAATAAGGACGAAATCGCGAAGGCAGTTGTCGAGATAATGAAAGAAGAGCGGAAGAAAGGAGGAGATAATGAGGATAACTAGAGCGCAACTTCTAAAGGTAATGCCGAATGCAGGCAGCAAGGCAGACACCTACCTTCAAATCATCAACGGATGGGCAGAGCATTTCCACATCAACACTCCTTTGCGAATGGCGCACTACCTCGCACAGATTGCCCACGAAAGCGGAGAGTTGAGATACACCAAGGAGCTTGCAAGCGGCAGAGCCTACGAGGGCAGGAAAGACCTCGGCAACACCCAGCAGGGCGATGGCGTGAAGTATAAGGGCAGGGGGCTTATTCAGATTACCGGGCGAGCCAACTATAAAAAGTATGCCAATTATTGCGGCTTCGATGTCGTTGTGACACCCGAGCTTCTGGAGCGACCATTCGGTGCAACGAAATCCTCGATGTGGGTATTCGACACCTTCGGCTGCAATGAGCTGGCAGACCAAGACAACTTGAAGGCTATCCGAAGGAAGATAAACGGAGGGCACAGAGGGCTGGCAGAATGCGAAAAGTATTTGAAGCGAGCCAAGGAAGCTCTAGAAATTCGCGTGCTTACACAATAAACATATCAATCTAACGTTTATAGAGTATGGAAAATTCAAGAAAAGGGCAAAATTTGCGTTCTGTGGCGTTTTTTCTCGCCGTGCTTATAATTCCCCACTTTTTGATTTTGGGCTGTTCCTGCGCAAAAACAGCCCAAAATAACACGGTTTATCGCGATAGCGCATACACCAGCGCAAGACGTGACAGCGTGAACCTGCGACATATACACTTGCAGGACACAAGGCAGCACGACAGCGTGTTCAAGCAGGACAGCGTGCTTGTGTACATCAAGGGCGACACCGTAATCAAGGAGCGGTGGCACAACCTTACGACCACCAGGTGGAAGACAACGACCAAGACGGACACCATCGTGGGGGACACCTACGTTTTCGTGACCGACACCGTGAAAGTCAAGCATTACGTGAACCGATACAAGACCAAGGAGGTAGAGAAGCCAGCGAGCACTTGGCACAAGGTAAGACTATTCATTGGCGATTGCGTGATTCTGTTTCTGTTCCTTCTTGCGGTAAACTGGATGAAGGAGCGCATCAAGAAGAGAGTTCAATAG